GGCTGAATGAGTCTGCTCCCTTCGAACAGCTCCGACCAAGAGCGCGCAATGGAAGCCGCAACGCAGCGCGCAACGGAATTGCCCGCGCCGCAACGCACGCTCTGGAATGCCGAAACATGCCCGGCAAACCTTTTGCCCTGGCTTGCGTGGGGCTTTTCGGTGGACGAGTGGAATGCCAACTGGACCGAGGTGCAGAAACGCCGCGTCATCGCCGCGTCAATCGACGTTCATCGCCGCAAGGGCACCGTGGGCGCAGTCCGCAGCGTGCTCGAAAGCCTCGGCATCGCAAGCGCCTTTCAGGAGTGGTGGCAGCAGACCCCGCCCGGCGCCCCTCACACGTTTAAGCTTCTCGCCTCGTTCATCACCACGCCCGCAAGCGTCCAAGACTCAATCTTCGAGGCCGTCAACCGCGTCAAGCCGGTCCGCTCTCAAATGGTTGTCGAGCTTGTGCAGGGCTTCCTAGGCGAAGTCAACACCGTGGGGATTCTCAACCCGACACTCTACGACCGCCTCGAAGGCGCAGCCTCTTACCCGTAACAAATGCCCGCGCTTAACTTCCTTATCACCAATGCCGGAAAAGCCGCCATCGCCGCCTCCGGGAGCATTGGCCCCGTTGTGCTTTCGCAAGTCGCAATCGGCTCCAGCGGCTACACCGCGACCGGCGCGCAGACGGCCTTGGTTGCGCCTATCAAACAGATCACTCCGCAGGGCTCCAGCGTGCCGACTCCGGGAACGATTCACATCACGGCCTCCGACTCCTCCGCCGACAGTTACACCGTCCGCGAAGTCGGCTTGATTACCTCCACGGGGACGCTCTTTGCCATCTACTCACAGACGGCCCCCATTCTCATCAAGGGCAGCGGCTCAGTTGCGCTCTTCGCCTTGGATTTTGTGATGACAGGCGTCCCCGCCGGGAGCGTCACCATCGGCAGCGCCTCTTTCCAGTATCCGCCCGCAACCGAGACCGTGCAGGGAATCGCGGAAATCGCCACGCAGGCCGAGACCGACGCGGGCACGGACAACGCCCGATTCATCACCCCGCTAAAACTGGCGCAGCGTCTCGCGACATGGCTGGGGTTTACTCCAGTGCAGCAGGGCGGGGGAACCAACCAGGGCGCAAACAAAGTCCGCATCGGCTGGGCTTCGACCGGCGACGGCCTTCTTGCGCAGATTGACGCCGTGCCGATTGGCACGCTTCTAACCACGGGAAGCGGCGGCGCAGGAAAAGAGGGCGTCTTGAGGACCGGCGACACCATGACCGGACATCTAACGCTCGTCGGCAGCCCGTCGAGCGGTTTGCACCCGGCCACGAAGGCCTACACGGACGCCGCAGACGCCCTCAAGCTCAACAAGGCGGGCGACACGATGACTGGCCCGCTGACGTTGCCAGCGGACCCGACCGCCGCGCTTCACGCCGCCACAAAGCAATACATCGACGGCCTTCTTCTCGGGATGATTTGCTTTAACGGGAGCGCAACCGAGGTGTCAGGCTGGCTAAGGTGTAACGGGCAGGCAGTTTCCCGCACGACATACGCGGCTCTTTTCGCAAGAATCGGAACGACCTTCGGCGTGGGCAACGGCTCAACGACGTTTAACCTCCCAGAGCTTCGCGGCGAATTCATCCGGGGCCTTGACGAAGGCCGCGCAGTGGATGTCGGGCGGACGTTGGGCTCCTCTCAAGCGGACATGCTAGAGGCGCACAACCACAACGTCGGCGCGTTCACGACAAGCGCCTCCAACACTGGGCAGGGCGTTTTCAATTTCTACGCCGTGACTTCCCACGGTGGCGGCTCTTCCTTCAACGGTTACACTACATCTTCCAACGGCGGAACCGAGACGCGCCCGCGCAACGTCGCATTCCCGTTTTTCATCAAATTCTAAATGGCCGCGCAGCCCTACAACCTAGAAATAAACCAGGGCGCGACGTTCTCGTTTGCCCTGAATTTCTTCGACGCCGGAGGAAGCCCGCTCTCGCTGACGGGCGTGACGCTCGCCTCGCAGATCCGGCCCACGGCGGCAAGTCAAGAGATCCTCCAAGAGTTCACCGTCACGAAAGACCCAGTGACGACCGGGCGCGCCACGTTCTCACTCACCGCAGCGCAAACGCGCAACCTCCGTTTCACCTCCGCCGTCTACGACGTGCTCATGACCCTGACGACCGGCGAGCTTGTGCGCGTGGTTCAGGGGGCCGTCACGCTTTCGCCGCAGGTAACACGCTGACCCATGCCCGAGATCAACGTCACAGTGGAGACGAACCCGTCGCCGTCGCTCTCGTTCTCAACGTCCTTCCTCCCGACGCAGACAGGCAACGCGGGCAAGCTTCTCGCCACGAACGGCGCGACGGCATCATGGACGAACGAGCCGAGCTTCAAGTCCGCCCGAATCACCGACGGCGTTTATCCCTACGTGCAGCTCGCGAACACGGGCGCGCCTACGGATAAACAAAAGGTGCGGCTTTCCGTTGAGCCTTCTGGGGTCATAAGCGTTGGCAGGTTCAACAACGCGGAGACCGTGGGAATGAACATCCTCGCGTGGGACGTGAACAACAATTGCGGAATCAGCCAAGGCGCGCCGCAGGCCAAGCTCCATGTCGGCGGCGGAGTGGTTGCTTCTCCAGCCTTTTCAACCGCTGAGATTTTCCGCGCAGAGTGGAGCAACGGGAATGTCTCGACGCTCCGCCTTTTACAGGTGCGGAACTCGGCGGGAGGGGATTGGACAACCACCACAACGCGCTTGCAGCAGTTCACCGACGCTGTGCCACAGGGGTTTTTGGAGTTCAACCCGGCGGGGCTGAATTATGGCGTGGCGCTGGGAACCACAAACGGCATCACCAACGCGCCGATGATCTTCCTCACGGGATCCGCCGGAGGAAACAACGTGGGAATCGGGACGCCCTCCACGCCGGAAAAACTTTCCGTCGCTGGTGCCGTGCGGATTGTTACCAACGGCGCTGCCATGATGTGGACGGACCAGAGCGGCACCACGCCTTACATGGTCGCAGCCGTGGATGGGAATTTCTATTTCACCGGGACTGGGAGCACAGGCGCAGGGCGCTCAATCTTTCGTTGCGCGATGCGGAGCGACAGCTCCCCGCTCCAGATCGACGCGCCGCTGAAGATCGGCGCGGCGGGCGTTCCGTTAATCAGCGTCCTGAAAGCAACGGTGAGCCATGCCATCGGCACGCTGGCAGCAGGCGCGTTTTTGGAGCTGACCTCGACCGTCACAGGCGCAATCGCTGGCGCAATGGTTCACGTTGGCAGCGGGGCTCCGAACAACCTGATTTTGAGAGGCTACGTGTCCACGGGCGACACGGTTAGCGTCATGTATCACAACCCGACCGCCGCCCCCATTAACGCCGGAACCCGCTCAATCGACCTTTTCGTTTTCAACGCATGACAACCATTGACTCACCGGGCAGCGTCCTAGTTGACGGCAAACACTACGGCGCCGTTTGCGACACCATCGCCAACAACCCGCAGCTCGCCTCCGACATTCAGCGGGCGCTTGTCGCCTACGACGACGCGCAAAAAGCCGCGCACGCCGACGCCCTCAAAGCGTCCGCCGAAAAACTCACCGCAGAGCACGCCGAGGCGCTCGCAAAACTGAGCGCCGAACGCGATGCAGCCAAGGCCGAGGCCAAAGCCGCGCTTGAGCAGGTGAAGGCAAACGAAGCCTTCCAAAAGCAGATCCTCGAACGCGCCGCCGTGCTCGTCCCGCAGGCCGCCGAAAGCGGGGACTGGTCCGACGTGGCGCAGCTCCTCGCGTTCGCTGGCAGCCCGTTCGAAGAAAAAAAGCGTCTCGCAGAACTCGCGGAGATCGAGCGCCTTGAAGCCGAGGCCGCAGATCGCCGCGCAAATCTCGCGGGCAAACGCGCACAAGACCCCATCGAAGAAGACGAATAAATTCACACCATGCCCGAACAATTTCTTCACGGCGTCGAGGTTCTCGAAATCCTCGACGGCCCGCGCCCCATCCGAACCGTTGCAAGCTCAGTCATCGGCCTTATCGGCACCGCGCCCGCAGCGGAGGCCGAGGTAAAAGCAACGCTGACCATCGGCACGGCAGCGGCCAACAACGGGATTCTCTTCACGTCGAAAAAGATTGGCGAGCTTGGGAATAAAACAGCCGTGCGCTTTCGCAATCCGATGGCGAACTCCGCGACCCTCTCCGTGAGCGTGTCCGGCGACCTCATCACCGTGAACCTCGCCACCGGCCCGACCGGCACCGTAACCACCACGGGCACCTTGCTTATTGCGGCCATCGCCGCAAACACCGCAGCCAACGCGCTTGTCACCGCCGCCAACGTGGCGACCTCCACCGGCGCGGGTGTTGTGCCCGTGACAAACACGACCTTTCTTGAGGACGGCAAAAACGAGGCTTTCCCGCTCAACACGCCCGTCTTGGTGAGCGGCTCTCGCACCCTGGCAGCTCGAGCAGGCGCAACCGGCACGCTTCCCAACGCTCTCGACGGCATCCTAGACCAAGCCGGGGCAGCCGTTGTCGTTGTCCGCGTGACCGAGGGGGCCAACCTCGCCGCAACCGTCACCAACATTGTCGGCAGCTCCCCTCTCAAAACCGGAGCGTGGGCGTTCACCTCGGCGGAAACTTCGCTGGGCGTTCGTCCCCGCGTTCTCATCGCCCCGGGCTTCTCCGATCAGCAGGCCGCGACAAGCGAGCTTCTCGCAGTCGCAACCCGCCTTCGCGCCGTTGTCATCGCGGACGGCCCCAACACGACCGACGCCGCCGCCATCACCTACGCGCAGGGGTTCGGCTCCGACCGCCTCATGATCGTGGATCCGCAAGTGCAGGTTCTCCGCGCTGGCGTGCTCGTCAACGAGCCGGCCTCTTCGCGTGTCGCCGGGCTCATTGCAAAGAGCGACAACGACCGGGGCTTTTGGTGGAGCCCCTCCAACCAAGAGATCCTCGGAATCTCCGGCGCATCCCGTCCGGTGGATTTCATCCTGGGCGACGTCAATTGCTCCGCCAACCTCCTCAACGCCGCCAACGTCTCCACGATCATCCGCCAAAACGGTTTCCGCCTCTGGGGCAACCGCAGCACGAGCGCCGACCCCGCGTTTGCGTTCCTGAGCGTCCGCCGCACGGCTGACCTCATCTATGACTCGATCCAGGCCGCGCACTTCTGGGCGATCGACCGCAACATCACGAAGACCTATCTGGAAGACGTTTCCGAGAGCGTCAACGGCTACCTTCGCAGCCTGAAAAACCAAGGCGCGATCCTCGGCGGCAAATGCTGGCCCGACCCGGACCTCAACACCCCGGCCAACATCGCGCAGGGCAAAGTCTACTTCAACTTCGACTTCACCCCGCCGTATCCCGCAGAGCACATCATCTTCCGGGCCATCCTGACCAACGACTACATCGAAGAACTCACCGCCTAAGCCATGAGCACCGCATCCCGCATCCTTAAAAACTTTAACTTGTTCGTCGACGGTCGCGGCTACGCTGGCCAGATCGACGAATTGAAACTCCCAACCCTCGGGCTCCAGGTGGAGGACTTCCGCGCCGGTGGCATGGACACGCCGATTGCCGTCGAGATGGGGCAGGAGAAAATGGAAGCGAGCTTTGTGCTCTCCAGCTACGACTCCGACGCCCTCGCACTTTGGGGCCTTGGCGAAGGCGCAACGGTCCCGCTCATCGCACGCGGCGCGCTCGAATCGCTGGACGGCAGCGTTGAGCCGGTCAAGGTCACGATGGGCGGCATCGTCCGCAGCGTGGAGCCCGGGCAGTGGAAAGCAGGCGAAAAAAGCACGCTCACGTTCACGCTCGATTTGCGCGCTTACAAATACGAGCAAGCCGGGAAGACGGTCCACGAAATCGACGCGGTGAATATGGTGCGCATCGTCAACGGCTCCGACCGCCTCGCTTCGCAGCGTTCCGCCATCGGAATTTAATCCATGAAACCGACATTTTCCGGCGAACGCATTCAACTCAGCAGGCCCGCGCAGATTGACGGGGTGAGCGTTGACGCCTTGGCAATGCGCGAGCCGACCGTGGAGGACATGCTCGTTGTCAAAAAGAGCGCGGGCAAAAGCCCCGAGGATCAGGAGCTCTCCCTTTTCGCCAACCTCTGCGAAGTGGACCCGTCCGTCATTCGCGGCCTGACCCTCCGCGACTACAAGCGAGTGCAAAAAGCATTCGCCAAACTGACCGAGGACGAGGAGGGCGGGAGCCCTTTGGAATAGAGCGCGAGGAACTGCTCCGAGCGGTCCTCGTGCTGGCAGCGCACACCGGCTGGCAGCCCGACAACATCGGGCGGCTGAGCTTTTCCGATTTTGTCGCATTCATCCGCATGATTCCGAAAAATGGCTGAGGAGAAGAAATTCAAAGCGGTTATCGAAGTGGGGGGCGGCATCGGCTCCTCACTCAAGACCGCGTTTGCCGTTCTCAGCGGGAACACAAAAAAACTGGGGGACAGCCTCAAGAGTCTTGAGGGGCAGTCCAAGAAGCTTTCAAACCAGATTGGGAAAGGCTTAGGAGGCCCCGAAGCGGCGC